CATAAATACAGTAAGAAGGATTACTGTATGCCTAGACTAAGTTTATATCGCCCAAATCGACAAAACGATTACAAATTTATTGACCGCACTGTTATGGAAATGTATCAGGTTGGTGGTGTTGATATGTTTGTTCACAAATATCTCGGACCTATTGTTACCGGAGATGACAGTTCAAGTGTAAGCGGAGGCACACAAGATGCCACACAGCCTGCTTATAACACTGAGAATCCACTGTTTATTGAAGATTTGTTTTTATTAGAAAATAGAAACAGAAAGTATGATGACGATGTGTATCAGATGCGTGGCGTTTATAATGCACAAGATATTGATTTTGACCTAAGTCAATTTGGATTGTTCCTAAACAACGACACATTGTTTATTACATTTCACTACAACTTTATGATAGACACAATTGGTCGTAAACTCATGAGTGGTGATGTCCTTGAACTACCAAACCTTAAAGATTTTAACCCTCTTGATAGTGGTATCGCTAGAGCTATACCTAAATATTATGTAATACAAGATGCTTCTTTTGCAAGTGAAGGATTTTCACAAACTTGGCTTCCGCATTTGTGGCGTGTTAAAGCAACACCACTGGTAAGTGCTCAAGAATACAATGATATACTCGATAAGCCGTTTGAAGTTGAAAATATTTGGGACAACGGAAACTATTATCCAAGCGGAAGTATTGTTCTCAGTGGAGATACTTATTACAAAGCAATAGCCGATGTTGATCCTGGCGTTGAGATTACTGATACTACTAAGTGGAAAGAATTTGCACCTGCAAGCGAACGTGATACTTTTGGTACAGTTGTAAAAGATACAGAGATCAACGATGCAATACTTACTCAAGCAGAATACGAAGTTCCACTTAGTGGATACGATAGTGTAAAATTTTATATTGTTCCTACAAACGAAGATGGAACACCTGCAGATCCAAACAGTTACACAGTAGACAACACAGGTATTACTGTTGATACAACCAACGTTAATGTTGATAACCAACCGGTAACTCCGAGAGCAAATGGTTACACCTTAGGATATCTAACTGGAGACGGACTTGCTCCTAATGGGTTACCAGTTACTCCAGGTATAAGTTTTCCAAGCAATCCGCAAGATGGAGATTTTGCACTTAGACTTGATTACTACCCTAATAGACTTTTTCGCTACAACGGTGCAAGATGGGTTAAGTACGAAGACGATGTGAGGACCAATTTGACACCAGGCGATATAACAAAAACAATTACAGGCTACGGCAACGTCCAATCGCAGACACAACGTAGTAGTTTTGTAAACAACACAAATGAAACTAACACAGAAGATCGTGGTAAAATACCAGAGCGTCAATCACTTAGCAAGTTGCTTAAACCGCAGGCTGATAACTAATGCAACAATTTTTTTATGACGAACAGATACGTAGGTTTCTATTGCAGGTTACTAGAGTGTTTTCAAACTTTCAAGTCGAATATGGTTACGAAAAAGACAATCCACAAAAAGCTGCACTTTATCGTGTACCTGTGAGATACGGCGATGCTACACGTCAAGCACAAACTATTATACAACAGAATAGTGCAAATGCATTGCCTAGTACACCATTAATGACTTTTCATATTACCAATTTAAACTATGCAAGAGATAGAGTACAAGAGCCTTATTTCGTAGAAAGACAAAACGTTAGACAACGTGAATGGAACACGGAAAGTGAATCATATGAAACAACACAAGGTACTGCATTTACAATTGAAAAACTCATGCCAGTACCGTATGATCTTGAGATAAATGTTGACATATGGACTTCAAACACTAACCAGAAATTACAAATATTAGAACAAATATTAACCTTGTTCAACCCAGGATTAGAAATACAAAGCACTGATAACTTCATTGACTGGACCAGTTTAAGTGTTATGTACCTAGAACAGGTAACATGGAGTTCACGTAATATTCCAATGGGCACAGATGATCCTATTGATATTGCTACACTAAGATTTGTAATGCCAATCTATATTTCTCCTCCAGCCAAAGTTAAAAAACTTGGAGTTGTTGAAAAAGTTATCAGTAGTGTATTTGATAGTGGTGGTGACATCAAAGAAGCAATATACAATAGCGATTTGTTAATGGGTACTAGAGCTAAGTTTACCCCTTATAACTATCAGACATTACTACTAGGAAATAAATTACAAGTTCTTGAACAGAAAGCAGTGGTAACAAATAATTCAGGGGTGCAAATTCCAACTGCTCCTCCTAGTAATCTGTTGTGGCACACTGTGGTTGATCTCTATGGAAGTCTTCGTCCTGGAATAAGTCAAATCAGACTGGACAATCCATATGATGATAGTATTATAGTTGGTACTGTTGCATACGATCCAAGCGATGATAGATTTTTATTGTTTACTGTTGATACTGACACACTTCCACAAAACACACTTGATCCTATAAATGCAATTGTAAATCCTCAATCAAAAGGTCCAGGAACAACAGCTGGTTTACCAGCAGCGGCAATCGGACAAAGGTATTTGTTTGTTAGCGATACAGGTAATTCTAGTTCAACTAGTCCAGGATTTGCACAAGCATGGAGAGGAACAGATGGTACTACATTAATTGCAAATACAAACGATATAGTAGAATATGATGGAACCAAATGGAATGTTGTTTTTAATGCCAACGACAATACTGCTGGTATAGTACAATATGTAACAAACTTAACTACCAGTGTGCAATACAGATGGGCAGATAGTCAGTGGTTAAAAAGTTATGAAGGGTTGTATCCAGAAGGTGAATGGAGTATTGTACTTTGATTGATGCAGTAGGCGTTTGGTTTTACAGCATTGCAACTGATAGGTATCTATATCTACTGCGTAATGATGTAAAAAATCCTGGTTGTTGGGGATTGCCTGGAGGTAAAGTTGACGCTGGTGAAAATCTACAAGAAGCTCTAACACGAGAATGCACAGAAGAAATTGGTATATGGCCAGAAACTGTTAAACTTGTTCCAATTGAAAAATTTACCAGCATTGATAACCATTTTAGTTATCATACGTTTTTTTGTTTGGTCGATGAAGAATTTGTTCCTGTGCTAAACAATGAACATTATGGATACAGTTGGATAAAATCTGGAGTGTGGCCAAAGCCGTTGCATCCTGGATTGTGGACTACTATTAATTTTGAAGAAATATTAAAGAAAATTGATACAATCAAAAAGTTTCAAATATCACAATGTGAAACAAACTGACCATACTTCCACTGTACAAAGTTTCTATTTTGTCTCCACTGATCTGGAGCAAGTTTACCATCTGATACGTATACAAATTGCACACTTGGATAGGTTGTCATAATCTCATTAAGTTCATTAATTTTCTTTTGATTGATATTTTCATCTTCGTTGGTTCCGTCTACACCAACCAGGTATACTTCTTTGTGTCCATCAAAGCATGCCAACCAGGCAGCAACTGCTACACTATTTCCACGTTGACCATAAGGAACTAGATAAAATTCGCCAGGATTGGAAATACAATTTCTTGCATTACTGTACACAGTTACTTTTTCACTGTATTTTTGTTCACGTATTTCAGAAAGTTTTTCAGGATCATACTCAATATAAAAATCACATTGCATTTCTCGCCAGCAACCTTCAGTTCCATAACTTTGTAAACGCTTGCGGCCTAAGTGCCATCCTGCATGTTTTTCTATGTTGTTTTTTAGATTGAATTCACCGTGAAGTTTTGTGTTGCGTCTACTAGCACCATTGCCTATTACTGCTGCTCTGCCTGATATATGTTGGTTCTCAATTGGATTGGCAATCCATTCACGTTCTTGAACTTTTTTACCATCTTTGATTGTGTTGCTTGTGATTACAAACTCGCCGTCGTAATCAGTTCTGTATCTTTCAGACACTAGAGCCTGCCTACTACTACTTCAATTGTACCTTCTGTTCCACTAAAGTCTTCTAAGGCTTTTCCGATCACTGTGCCCATTGCTGGATTAGATTCTGCTCTTGCTCGGCCGTCTGCTGTTGATACCATCATATCACCCTTGTGTACAGGTCCAATAACCTTTGTTGGAACTCTTCCTGTAAGTGCTAACGCAACTGTGAGAGTTCCTTGTAAATCACTGTTCATCAAGTAAGCTGGATCTGTAGATACTACACCTGCAACTTTTGGACTCGCATCTTGATTACTTACTGTGACTTCTAACGCACCATCAAAAATTAAAACTGTTCCGGGGTCATAATCTGAATCAGCAGTGTAACGCTCAGCCAAGTCAGCATAACGTGCGGCAGTTGCTGTTGCAGTAATAACGCCAGCAGTAAAGTTACCTGTGCCATCTCTTGCTACAATAGTATTTGCAGTATTTGCACTAGTGGCATTTGATGTAACAGTAAATGTTGCACCTTCACTACCTGCACTACCACTTAATCCTGTACCACTTACTGCACCAGCAGCAACATAGTTACCAGTTGTGTCAGTTCCTAGTGCAACTGAGTTGGCTGCGATAGTTGCAGTTAATGTACCACTTGCTAAGTTTGTAAGTGTTACCGCTCCACTTAGATCACCAGCAAGTGTGATTGTTGGATCACTTGTTGCAGTTGTAACAATGTTAATTGCCGCACTACCATCAAAGTTTGCAGTACCAGTTACAGCACCACTTACTTCAATTGCTCTGGTTGTTGCAAG